TTTTAAAGATCAATATGGTCTTGTTAGCTCCTTATTTATAAAATTAGGTCTTTTTAAATTGACAACTAGGGAAAAGTTGTATTTATTATGGAAAACTCTGTTTCCATACCTAATGATTTTATTTGCATTATTTGCTATATTTTTGTTTTTATGCGTTGATATAATACCTATTTTGTTCAAAACACCTTTGGTTATTGTAGACAGAATGTTTTCCTATGACCCTTATCAGGTAGAAAAATTAATATTTTTGTTAATTTTCTCTGTTATTTTGGTTGGTTTTTTAGGTTATAGGACAACGCGTAAAAAGGTGATAAAAGTCTATACTAATGTTATTTTCGTTTGTGGATTTGTTTTCGCGTCTGTTGTTGTTCTTCTTTATTTTTTCTTCAAATATGATCGTAATAAGACTAAGAGAAGGAGTATAAAGCAAGCGGGTCAAATAAGTGACTGGCTTAATCTTGTTCTTGGTCCTTTTAGGGTTTTTCGTAAACTTCAACCTTATTTGAATGTCATTATTGATTTTGTTAGGTCTTTGGAGAAGACTGTGTTGAAGGATTATGAAAATTTTAAAGAAGTTAAGAAATTAAAAAGGAAGAATAATACTTATAAACGAATGAGTAAAACTTCTGGTTTTTGTCCCCGTTTCTTCCAGGATGGCGAAATTTTTGCCATTGATGTTACTTGTAGTAATTGTGAAATGTCTGCATATTGTTTTACAACTGGTTTGAGAAGGGACGGTACTAAGGGTTCTGTAGCACGATGTTCTAAATGTTTGCCGATGACTGGAAATTGTCTATCTTGTGGTGATGCAGGTAGAGTTTGTAATGTTACTCGCAATTCAGTCACCCGTACAATGTATTTTTGTACTACTTGTGCTTCAAGTTTTTCAGATAGGATGGTTTTTCAGTTTTTAAACCATAAGGCTATTTTATATGTGGATGATGAATATGGTAAACTTTTGAAGAACTTTGTTCAGTTTGGCAAGATTAGAATCTCTGAAATTGGTCTTGACTACACCCCTTTGTATACTCATAATTGGCGATTGGAATATAAAATGAATCTAGCCAATACTAAAGAAGTTGATCTCACTTCACTTTTCAATGAGGAGTTCTCCCTTGATAGTGAAGAATTGACGGACGAAGATAGTTTTTCCGAAGAAGAAGAATACGAAGTTAAAGAAGAGAAAGAAGAAGATGAGGAACATCCTTGGATTGTTGAGAAACAAGGAAAAGATGATAAAATTTTCAAGGATAAATTGATAAAATTCTTTAAAACTGTCTCACTTCTCGAACTCTTTTGGTTCTTACTTACAGGACATAGTGTTTTCACTATTTTGTATTGTGTTATTCGTTCTTTGTGTATTACAGTCTTACCTAGGAAATTTTTTAATAGTATAGAGCCTATTCTAAGAACTCTCTTATTCCCCCAAAGAATTTATTTTAACCTTACACAGTATATAGGTGCTTTTTGGGGTGAGGATTGGAGTGATCCTGATGATGAAGGTAGTCGGGTTAGTGATTGGTTGACACCTGATACTCTTAGAAGACCAGGCAATCCAAAGAAAAAATTGTCAATTTTCCACAAGGGACAACCTATCCAGGATGTTTATTGGCTTAAAAGATATCTTAGAGCGTTTGTTTTAGGAGTCGTTCTTGCTTCAATAATTTGGCTCATTATTAGATCATTGTATATTCGATTTTGTATACTCAAAGAAGAGTGTGTATACAATAATCCCGCTAATAAAGCAGAAATTATTGATTTAACTGTCAAAAATCTTCCAAAAGATATTAAAGAAGGAAAGGATAAAGGGAAAAATAAAAAGGGCAGAGGTGCTCTTAAGAATCAAGCAAAGAACTTTTCTAGAAGTCCCTATCCTGATGATAATATCTTTCTCGATGATGAACATTTGGAAGCCTGGATAAAAGCCAATGAGAGCAAGTTGAAAGGACAGCATAGAAATTATAAAGGCAAATGGATGCCGTATGTTGATGTTCTTAGACTTCTTGCAAAGGATAAGCAAGAAGCTGCTATTCGTGAATTAGCTCAAAATCGTGCTTTAGCAGAAGAATTTGAGAGAAATGCTATAAAAGATAACGAATGGTTAGAGCATTTTGATTTAGATGCTCCAACAAATAGCTCTGATTGGGGAGATTCTGTGGAAGATGATGTAAAATATTATCAAGATAGAGTTGCAAGCCTTCAAGCTGAGATAGCTGATGAGAAGCGTAGACTTCGTCAAGCTAAACGCACTTTTGCTAATAGACAAAAGGTAGCTAATATTCGTGGTAGAAAGAAAAATACCGCAGCCAATAAGCGTTTAGACATTCAAGACAGGGAAAATTATTCTCGTGGTCGATATTCGAAGCAAGTGAAAGAGTCTAAAGGTTTAAAATTCTATCCTGGAAGATATTTTAGAGTTCTTAGAAAAGATAATAAACGAAACAATTGTGTTGCTAAACGTATTGTTGCTAGTAAGTCCTTGTTTATAAGTAAAAGGGATGGTTCTTGTATGCAAAAGAGTGTTGGTTCAGGTGATAAAATTATTAGGTGTAACCATTTTATACAATACTCGAATGTGCCGGCAAGACCTTTACCTAAATCCTTGGACCGACAAGTACGTGGCAAAACAGGACCAAAGTCATTTCTTGATGGAGTTAAACCATTAAGAAATGATTCTGGTGCTGTTGTAGAAAGAAAGGAGGCGAGATTTGGAAATAACCCTGTTTGGGATGATATGCCTCAAAATTGTTTTGGTGTTATCTATAAAAATGATAAAACTAAAGAAGAGGATTTTATAGCTCAGTGCTCTTTTGTTGGTAATTACACTGTTGTGGCGGAACATACCTTGGAGAGGATGGACCATTTCCCAAGTAAAAATAAATTGGATGTTGGTTTTTATAATTCCTCAGGTAAGTTCGTTAGAAAAGTTGTTAAAAAGCAAAAAGAGTTTACTGTTAAAGATTCAAAAGGCAAAGATGAAAAAATTTTTCTTTTTTCCAAACCTGATGAGGCAAAAAGTTTAAAGGTAGGTGTTATTCCTTTAAATATGCAGGTTTGTGTTCCTATTTTTAAAAAGAATTTAAAATTGGCTTATAGTTATGATAAATTCAATGGTACTGGATACCATTGTAGTACTTTTCCTGGTGTTTGTAATTCTCCAGTTTTATATAAGCTAAACAATGTTTTGTATTGTGGAGGGATCCATAATATGACTGATTATGAACACAATTATCCCCTTCTTTTTACGAAGGAGATAATTGCAAAATTTTTTCATTAAGGCTCTTAGCGACCAAGCCGAATTGGCTTGGTTGCGAATCCCACATCTTTAGTAAATTATTATTAAGGTGTGGGGGCCACAGGGATGGTATTGACCTTGTGGGAGAAATCCGACCTTTTAATCAATCCTCTTTGAGTTCAGTGGATCCTGATGTTTTAACCTATTATAAAGATATAGGTCTCTTTGAATCACTGAACTTATCACACGTATTTAAGGAATCTGTTGGAGCTTCTTATGACAAGATCCTTTATCTTCCAGCTCTAATGGATCCCAAACTAGCAATTCCTAAATTTAAGAAATATAGTTTTAAAAATAGAAATATAAACTATTCTTCATGGGATGAAGCACTTAATTGGACCTTCCGCCATTATTCACCACTCGGATCTCATTCTTTTATAAAGGATTATTCTCTTCGAAATCATATTCTTGAGAACAATACGAAAGAGACACTTATGGGTTCAGCTGGTCTTTGTTATACTGGTTCAAAGTATGACTTTATAGAAGATCATTTTGATATCTATTTGAAACAGTCTTTGTTGTTCAAGTATAATCCTGTCTCTCTATGGAGAGGTTTTTTAAAGGATGAACTTAGAGAAGGTGCTAAAGTATTAGACGAACCTTCTTCTCGTTTGATATGGGGATCTAGTGTAATATTGTTTATTGCTCAGTATAAGCTTTTTAAGATATTACAAGATTCCTTTATTGAAAAGAGACATTTATTTTGGTCTTCTTGTGGTTTGGACTTTAGTGGTAGCGAATATGGTCTTACAATGTCAAAATTTGCTGATAGACTTGTTTGTTCTGTTGATGGTTCTTCTTTTGATGCCAACATGCAGATAGATGATATAGTTGATCTATTTGTTATGTGGGACTGTTTTATTGATGATAGATTTAAAGATGAATCATATTATGATACACTTTCTTTCGTTATGTCAAATGATATTTTTTCTTGTGTTGCTTTGCCTACGGGTATTGTTGCATTTAAAGAATGTGGCAACCCCTCAGGAAGTTATTTGACTCTTATGCGAAATACTTTTCACAATTTTAGACTTTATGCCTATGTTTATATACAAGCTTGTAAGAAATATGGAGTAGAGCCTAGATTTGCTGATTATATTAATAATCATTATGCTTTAATGAATGGTGATGATTGTATCATAACCTCATCCCGTTTTATGAACTGGTCTCTTATAAAAGAGTATATGTCCCCTTTCCTCAATTTAACTTCTGTTTCTGTAGATGGAAAGAATGAACTTTCCATATTTGAGGTTGATTATTGTGGATGTAAGGCAGTTCTTTGTGAGGGCAATATTGTGCCTATTAGGAATGCTACTAAAATGTTGCTTTCTCTCCTTTTTCTCAACGAATCAAGTGAAAAACTTGAACAAAGGTGTTGGGGCTTAATTTTAGCCAATCCATTCGATGATTTCTATGTTGATATTATTACAGGACTTATGAAAATTAAGGGTTATTCTCTTCCTGATATATCATTTTATCGTTCAAATTATTTTTATAAGGAGGTTGTACGTAACGAATCCTCCAAAAATATTTTGTAATGAAACAACGAAATGGACGTAGAAACGGCGTTGCTAGAGGAAGAAACAACGCCACAAAAGGGCAAGTTGAAAATCTTGCCATCCAAGTTGAGAAACAAAAAGGAGAAATTGCTCGGCTTAAAGGTACGAAAAATACTAAAGCGACTAATACTCGTAGAAATCGTAAAGTTAATAGAGGGTCTCTTGTACGCTCTAGTTCTATTAGCCGCAGTCTACTTGGGAATGGAAATTCCCAAATGGACCCTCTTTCTACTTATACACGTAAGCGAGGCAGTTATAATAGGATGTGGAATGATTATCTTAATCATATTCTTGATCCTACGTTGAAGGATGCTTTTATTCCGGATGAGCTTCTTTTGCCTTATACTTGTGTTCAAGTTAGGACAACTGGTGAAGTGACTTCCTCATCGGATGGCGCATTCACACTTTTTATAACTCCGGAACCATCTTCTACTGGTTATTGTGAAGATGGAACTTCTTCTCCTACAACCTCTGCCATAATAACGGTTAATGGAACCGATTATGGCCAAACTGCTACAGCTGGCAATGCATTCCCATCTACTATTTCTGATGCTTTAGCAACAAATGCTTTTGCTTGGAGGCCTGTCTCCATGGGGGTATATTGCACATATACGGGTGCTCCTTTGGATGCATCTGGTCGTCTTGCTTCGGCTTGTTATCCAAATGCTGATGAAGATGAATTGCTCGCTTTAGGTTATAGTTACACAGAATTAGCTAATTATAATTATTCTTTCCAATGTAAGTCATTGTCTGGTGTAACTCAAATTTGGTTCCCTGGAGGACCAATTAGCAGGAAATTGTATAAATTTAATATTGAAAATCCTCCAGATTTTGAAGCTTTTCCGACTGTCATTATTGCCTCTGACAGTCTTCCTGCTACCACCAAAGTTTTTAATATTGAGATAATTCAAAATTACGAGATCTTTTCAACTAGTCAAATTTTGACTGCTCCAAAGTCTCGTATAAGTAATAGAATGAAAATTGATCACGCAAATTCCGTTGCTAGCCATTTAATTGCTAAGAACGGTGGTGCCCATGCTGGTGGGTCTGCTCGTGATCATATTCCTTGGTGGAAAACTGCGTTGGAAGTGGGTGAGGGAATCTCTAAGATTGCCGCTCCCATTATTGACGCTTTCATACCTGGTTAGTCAACTATCAAATAGCTCTTGGATTATATATGTAATTAATTTTATGTATACCAAGAGTCGCTAGTTTGAATTGAAATGCCTATGATGTAGGGCATTTTGGTTTTACTTTTTTCCCAATACGCTCGACTGAGTCATTTCTTTTGAATGAAAAGAAATTTATTCAGTCGGGCTTTTACATCCTCTATAAAAACTCGATTGAAT